TGCCATGTCAATAATTATCGCTCGAGAAGGATGTTGTAAATCTCATCGACACGCGAGTTGAGTCGCTTAATTTCAGACAGAAGATGCGTGATCACATAACCTGCAAGCCCACCGATGACGGCAAGGCTAGCGAAGTAAAGAGTGAAGAAGTTTTCTTGAGTCATTCTTTCCCGACTCCGAATGAGGCATCGTTAGGATTGAGCCAGCGCAGAATGACGGGTGCTACTGCTGCCGCGCCTGCCATCGCTAAGGTCTTAGGATCTGTTACGCCTGCCATGTATAGCGCGAGGGCAGCGGCCAAGAATGATCGAGCCCATGATGCTGCTAGTGATTTTGCTTGCTCCATTATTGTCCACCTATCATCGGTATAGTAAAGAATTGAGAGTCTTCGTCGCCCTTGATAGTGAAGCTGATATGCGCGTGATGATTATGCTTATTGATCCCATCATAAGGACGCCAAGCCCAAGCCTTCTTAGCTGAGGCGATCTTGCCGTCGAAGATGATGTAACTAATTCTTTTATTGCCAGACTTTGCAGCCAGTCGAATCTGATCGACCAAGTCAGGCATGAGATCGGGCTTCCGGCCTTTGCCGTTAAGGTCGCGGTCAACATCGATGGCACGAACCCATCCCTGTGCATCTGGATTATGATCAGACTTGCGTGCAGCGTGTCGAGTGTCGCCGATCCAGCCGTCCGAAGTTCGATCTCTATCGGGGAATGCATCATCTATCTGCTCTCTTAATTGAATAGCAGACTTTGAGAGTCTAGGCTTCATCCAAGTAGGAGTGCTGCTTCATCGGCTGTAATGCCTAGACGCTCAAGTAGTGCAGCTTTAGCAATAGCCTTTTCTTCAGCTGCTGCCTTTTCTGCCGCTTTAGCAGCTTGAGATTCTTGATGCATTTGTGCAATGCTTTCTAATTCCTCCGCTGACATCTCGCGCTCAACTGTGCGATTCTCATTTGCAAATACTTCTGTCGCTGTTGCCATTTATTGTCTCCTAGCTGAGGGTGTAACCATAGATGCGGATTTTGCCTGAAATTGTGCCAGAGCTAGGGATGAAACTTACTCCGTCAAATGAAGAAGCAACACGATGCTCGTTTACCATTAAAAATTGATTGTTATCTGATGAGTTCCATCGGTTAGATTGGCTTAAGACCTTTGTCGTGATAGATGAGAACGGGTCAAGGAATGTTGCTTGGGTCGCCAACTGTGTAGCCTTTGATGAGGCCATATTTCCAAATCCCCATGAAGTTGCGCTATTAACTCGGTTACCGCCTGCTGTGCTGCCATTGTTTTGATAGGTATTATCGAAGTAATTAGAGCTTGTGTTATCTGCGCCGCCTACTCTTAATCTAACTGAAAGATCGGAATCTGTTGCAGATACTGCCGTAAGGTTAATAAGTACCAAGTAATTGAGATAAGTGGCTGAGAAGCAGTTATTGATATTGACTGCGCTTGATGTCGTAAAGTCCGCTGAACCAGTAAGGATCAGGGCAGGACTAGAAGCCGCTCCAGCAATAGCTACCCAAGCCGAGCCTGAGTAATACTCGGTTGAGTTAGTATCCTTGAGGAAGGAAATCATGCCTTCTTGTGGTGAGGCAATGCCTGAGGTACGAGCGGCGGCGCTGGCGAAGACCATGACGACCTGTGAGGCTAGATAGCCATTGGCGTCCGCGGCGGTTAATACGTCACCCGTCGTGAACTCTTTATATCCTAGACCTGCTGCCATTGTGTGTCTCCTAGTATCCTAATATGGATTGTCCGATTATACCGTAAGTCGATGATCCGATGATGAATCCCTCAACTATAGGCTCAAGTGTTGTTACTGTGCATTTCATGCTGTTAGGGGTTATATCCCACGCCAAGCCCTGCACCTGCAAGGTCTTAACGATTGTCGAGCCGTCTGGCTGGACGTTAGTGATCTTGACGTTGTCAAAATAATCTAGACCGATCATCGTGTCAGTCGGTACATCTGTATCTAAAAGATCGACCGTCATCTGATCGATTCTAATAGTTGTTTCTGCACGCGTCGCGACATAAATCTTTGCAATATCTAAGACCTGAGCATCTGTCTGCGGAATCATGTCTGTGATGGTCGTGCCGTGAGGGAAATACTTAGCCGATGAATCTGCATTGACAGAAGTCTGAGCTGTGCCGCCAATACGAGTCATGCTGGTCTGATTGACGATGAGCTTGTCATCAAAGGCGTACTTAAGGTCTGAGTAAGGAATGCCTGTGGTCTGATTGAACTCAATAGGCGTAGCCGCTAGGGAACCCACGACGTCGCTGCGATCCTTAAATTCTGCTGTGCCATCTGGCAGCATGAAGAATGCACCTTGTTCTGCGAATTCGGCAGCCTTGAGTGCTGCAAGAGCTGTTCGAGCTGTTCCCGGATCTGCCTGAACTGTCGTCGATCCTGTGTCGGTAACTCTCATCGATGTAGGGAATGAGACTTGATCGAGAATCTTTGTGATACGAGTGCCAGTGGTCTGTCCAGCAGTTGCGCCTGTAACCGTAGAGACGTTAGCCATCTGAAAGAGTCTAAACGCATCCGAGCAGACAATATCGACGTATCCGATCTCCTGCCCTGTCGGATAGTAATATTTGTAGGTGTCAACGTATCCAGAGAATAGGAACTCCTGCGCGGTTGCAGTAGTAGCAGCTACACGAATCTTGCGGAGTGGAGTGAGATAGCCAAAATAAGGGGATGCCGCATTTTGAGGGTTAAAGTAAGAGTCAGGTGTCTCGCATGATATTGCGTCCACGGCTAATCTTGATCGATCGAGTGACGCTGCTGAGGTCGACTACTGGATCTAGTACTGATGATGCTGCAAATGTACCTGTGCCAATGACTCCATATTTATCATCGCCAATAATAAAACCTAGGCCGAATGTAGCACCTTGGCTAAAATCGAATGAGACCGAGATAGTAGCTGGAAGTGTCATTCGATTGCTACTGCGCCCTTATTGCGTGATCGATTGACTTGATTAAAAGATCCAGACAGTGAACTATTGACCTGTGAGTTAGTAATCGCACCGCCAACGATGTCTCCATCAAGATAAACCTGAACGTTGATTAACTTCTGCTCTGCAACTTGCCCAGCATTAACAGCAGCTGCCAATTCCATCTGAGCATCTGAGAAGGTAGAGGATATAGGGACAGGAGTCGTGCCTAAGGCTGAAACTGTGACGCCTAAAGAAGCTGCTGTCCAAGCCAGAACATCATCTGGGATCTTCCAATTCTCGTAAGGATTAGGAGCCTTAGGAGTAGCAAGTAGGGCAGCGTTCAGGAGAGCGTTGCGTTTAGTAGCAGCATCTAATTGGTCTGCTAATTGAGTCGCTAGAGTTGCATTACCTTCAAGAAGTGCTTTCTGCAATAGCAAAGAGATGCGATCGGTTTCGCTGATCTTTCCCTTGAGTGCTGCCTCAATACCAATAGCGTCTAGGTTAAGAGTCTTCGAGGCTTTATCGAGTGCAGCCTTCTTCTTGGCTTCTGCGAGAGTCTTTGTCTGCGCTGCTGCTAACTCTTTGGCGCGCTTGAGTGCGTCTGCTTCTGCCTTCTTGCGAGCTGCATCATTCGCTGGAGTGGTATAAATGCCAATAGGCATGGATCCGAGATAGCCCATCTTGATGCCCTCGAATGAAGCTCTAAACATCTTTTCTTGAATGTCGATAATTTTAACTACTTCGTTCTCATAATTGTCGAACGGGTTAAGTGAGGCAAGGATGGCTTGGTCAGATGTCAGGTAATAAAGTTTCTTAAATCCAAAGACGGCTGTTGCAACCATGCTGGCGATCTTTGTCGCTAGCCCCTCGATCTTGGCAACGAACTCCTGAGGATCTCCAGCTGCGAAGGCTGCCACTAGAGACTCAACTAGAGCTCCGCCGATCTTCTCTGAGGCTTCTCCAACGGCTGTATTGATTAACTCGAACTTGCCAGCGTATGTGTCAAGATAGGCTGCATTAGATCCTTTAAATGTAGCAGCGAACTTAGACTGTACATCTGCGAAACTCATAGTCTTAAGTTCAGCCTGAGATAGTCCTAGAGCATACTTGCGAAGTCCCTTAGTGTTTCCGACGTAAGCCATTGAAAGATCATTGACTACAGTCTCGTAGTCCTCGCCAGAGCCGCGTGAAATGTCTAGGGCTTGGTTAAGCAATTCTTGAGACTTAGTAACCGATCCAGTAGTCTGCAATAGTTTCTGCATTGCCGGACGCAGTTCATCATCTGTAACTCCAGACATGGCAGAGAGTTCACTGATAAAACTTTCAATGCGAACTGACTCAAATCCTAAACCAAGATTCTTAACCGACATGGCTAGACGGCTGGCTGCCTTCTCGTCTTCCATAAATGCCTTAGCGGCTTGTTTACCAAATTTAACTACGGCGGCAGCTGATAGACCAATCCCTAGCGCGCCTGCTAGTTTCTTAAAAGACTTAGAAAGTTTCTTGACATCCTTGTCGGTGTCTCCTAGGGCTTTCTTGCCTTTGTTTTCAACAATTATCGGGATTCTTAATTCAGCCATTAGTTGCCACTTCCATTAAACTTCGC